TCCTCAAAAGATGAGTGCTCAAGCACCGCAGCAAGACCCTTATGCCGGTTCTAACGCTAGTATACAAAATCAAAAAAATATGCAAAGTTTAATGAATCTTAAAGATCCTAATGCTATTGGAGCTTCACAAAAAGCTGATCTAGATATGAAGCAGAAGCAATTAGATCAGCAAGGAAAGCTTGGACAAGAAGCTCAAGACACTAAAGCTGCACAAGAAAAGTTAAATCAACAGAAGAGCGATCAGATTCATGCTCAAAAGATAGCTGAATTAGAAGCTAAGCAAACTGAATCTAAGAATAAGCTAGATTTAGCTACTCAAGGGTTAGCTGATAAAACTAAGAGTGCCGCTGACCAATTAGCTCTCCATAAAACTATCATGGATAATACTAAAGCATATCATGATGCTGAGATGTCTAAACAAGACTTGAAATTTCAGAAATCTCAGAGTGATCATAAAGATCAAATGGATGTAATGCAGAAGAAGCTAGATGCTGCTAATAAGTCAGTTAAGACTACATTGAGTCCAGATGGAACAAGTAAGACTGTTCAGACAACTACTGGAAGTTCGGGAAAGACTGTCCAAGTTACTGGAAAAGATAATAAACCATATGAAATTCCAGCAGAGAAATTGGATGAATGGAATGCTCAACATGCTCCAGATAAAACTCCACCTCCTGCATTAGCTGGGCCGCAAGCTGGTAGTGATGACGAAGAAGAAGATGATAGTAGTGAGAACGGCCAATGATGCCAAGAGATATGAAACAGCCAAAGGAGGTTAAACTATCTGGAAATACGGCTAAATTCGTTAGGGAGAATTTTCATCATTATAGTGCTCAAAGTTTAAAGAATGCTACTATGGCATATCAACATCTACTTGATTCTGGTGGAAAGATGTTTGTATCAATGGCTGGTGCGATGTCAACTGGAAGACTAGGAATTTCATTAGCTAAGATGATAAGAAGAGGATATGTTTCTGGTCTTTCTGTAACTGGAGCAAACCTTGAGGAAGATGTTTTTAACCTCGTGGCACATGATGAATACGTTCAAATTCCAAGCTATAAAGATTTAACTCCAGATCAGGATGAGCAGTTAGCTAAAAAGAAACTCAATAGAGTAACAGATGCCGCTATACCGGCTACTGCAATGAAAGAAGTAGAAGATATTATCATTGAGGACTGGAAGAATTCAGATGAAAGAAGATTTCCACACGAGTTTCTGACTGAAATTCTATTGTCTGGAAAGCTCAAAAAATACTATCAGATTGATGAAGTCGAAAGTTGGCTATTGGCAGCGGCCGAAAAAGACATTCCAATCGTAACTCCGGGCTGGGAAGACTCGACTCTAGGCAACGTCTTTACGGCTCTAGTTAGAGAAGGTGAAGTTGATTTATCAATATTAAAAACTGGAATAGAAGCTATGAATTATTTGGCTGATTGGTATCTGAAAACTAAAGAGGATAAAGGATTTTTTCAGGTTGGCGGTGGAATTGCAGGTGACTTTGCTATCTGTGTAGTTCCCTTTTTACGACAGGATTGCCATTTAGGGGATAAAATTAAACATTGGGCTTATTTCTGTCAATGTACTAATGCTATTGTTGAAGAAGGTGGATATAGTGGTGCTGAACCGAATGAGAAAATAACGTGGGATAAGATAAGCAAGAAAACTCCATCATTTGTAGTTAAAGGTGATGCTTCAATTAATGTTCCATTAATATTCGCTCAGATTCTAGGTCTTTAGTAATGCCTCCTTTTAGACAACCTGCTAGTCAGGAAGATGATGATTCTTGGACTCCACCGGATTATGCTAAACCTGTGAGTGATTCATCTGATAATTGGAAACCTCCAGACTATGCTAAGGCTGTAAAAGAAGAGCCTAAAGGAAGTGAATTTAAAGCTAGAGCATCTAAAGCTCTAGGAGAGTTTGTAAGTGATGTAAAATCTATTCCTCATTCATTAAATGAAGGTGTTAAAGGAGTTGTTTCTAAGGCATTAGACACTCCTATAATTGGAAGAATTCTAAAAAGTCAAGATCCTGGCTCCGAATCAGTGTTGCCAAGATCTGAGAGTCTAACAAAAGAGCCAGAAACATATTGGGGTGGATTTGCTAAAGGTTTATATGAGAATTGGGCTAGACCGTTAGCTAGTGCCACTGGAGTTGCTGGTTTATTATCTGGTGGAGAAGGAGAATCACTAGAGAAAACTCCAGAAAGACCATTGGCCGTTCGTAGCCCTAGACCGTTGGATTATGTAAATAAGAGTGGTGAGAAATCAGCTATTAAACAGCCTGTATCTACGCCACAAAGTAATTTAGCTGAATATATGAAGAAGAATCCAGATGCTAAGATGGCTGATGTTGAAGAGTTTATTAAGAGCACACAAGTAGCTAAGACTCCCGCTAAACAAGTTCCAGTTACTAGAATTACAGATAAAGGATTAGGTTTTAGTAGTGATAAAGAAAATACATGGGCTGTTCATGGTCATCTAGATGATGTAGAGGCAGCTAAGTTAAATGATATGTATAAGTCTGGTAAAGGAGATATTCATAGAGGATATATACCTGAATCAGATGTGGATCTGAGTAAAAATATGTCTGACGAGTTTGGTAATACCATTATTAATCCTAAATCAACAGCTAAATTTACTCCTCTTGCAGAAGCTGAATTGCCTAAAGGACTAGAAGAATATGATAAGAAACAGGGAATGGCTCAGCCGTTGAGTGATGAAGAATTAACTAAGACTAAACCTCCAGTAGCTAAACAGAAGACATTCAATCCATTCGATAAGGTCAAAACGGCCGAAGCATCACCTGAATTTGAAACAAAACCTGTTGAAGAGTCACAAGTTAGACAGCCAACTGCTAGATTTGCTCACTATGATCCTTTACTTGAAGCTAATCAATATAATATTGAAGGTGGAGAACTTGATAGGAGTACTAAAGGACAGAAATTCATAGATGATAATAATATTCCTATTTCTGAGGGTCCAAGTAATAAACCTCGTGTTTTGCCGAATAAATTAGATGAATTAAGAGCTAAGGCTTCTGAAAAATCAGGCGAAGCCTGGAAGCCTCCTGATTACTTTAAGCCTGAAGAGAGAACTAGTGAAGAAGAATTAACTAAAGGATTTGGTGGTTCTGGACATCCTGAATCACCTGATTATGTTTCTAAAGTCTTAAGTGATGCTGGTAAAGGAGATGCTGGATTAAAGATAGAAGATAAAGAAGGATTTAAGCATATAGTCTATAGAAATCAGAGCGGTGAGCCCATTGCGGCCGCTAAGATAGTTACTGGGCCTGATGGGAAGAATATGATACAGGATATCGCTGCTGATAAATCTAAAGGATTATTGACTGGAAGAGCAATGAAAGCTATTGGAGATAAACTTAATGAATTAGGAGCTACTGAATCATCTGGAACTACAAGTAGTGACGCACAGAATTTCTTAGCTAAAATGAAAGATAGAATGTCTAAAGCTGCTGATATAAAAGTTGAATCTCCTGAACCTGTTGGAATTGGAGCTAGAATAAAAGGATTTTTGAAGGATGAAGAAGGAAGTGCTAGACTTCCTGATGAAGAAGATGATATTACTGATTTACATGGAGGATTGGGAGCTATCGGCAGTCAAGCAAATAAACAACCATCAACAGGGCCGCACGCAGCTGTGCTGGATAAGTTGTTTAACAGTTTAGAAGAGTCTAAAGGACTAACAGATGTTCAGAGTCAGATGTATAAGAAAGAAAGAGCTAAGAGATTTGCTGCATATTCTGATCAATCTATTAGTGGTGGTGGAGTATCAGGGGCCGCTAAGAGACTATCAACGCTTAAAGGACAATATGAGAAAATAGAGCCTCTATATGGTAAATTGCAATTAGATGAAAAAGAAACTGCCTCTCTATTTGATGCCGTTGATAAGGCTAATATTAGCACTCCTGAAAAAGCTAGAGGAACAGTTGCATTATTCAAATTGATGAATGGAGAATCTGTCCCGCAAAGAAATGAGTTAGCTCTACTAGATGAGGTTTTCGGTAATGGATTTGCTTCTAGAATTACCGAAATGCATGGAGGTTTAGGAGCTACTGGAATTAAGATAGCTAAGGCTGCTAATACTATGAAGTCAATGGAGAATGCTGTGAGCTTAGCGGCTCCTTTGCGTCATGGAGCCGGTTTGATGTATAGAAAAGAATTCACTCCAGCTTTTGCAGACATGTTTAGGTTTTTTGGGAATAAAGAGTATTATAATGCTGCTATGGATGCTCTAGAAAAGCGTCCTGACTATCTATTAGGAAGAGAATCTGGATTATTCTTTGCTAAACAGGGAAGTATGCTTGATTCTGAGGAACAATTCTTAAATAGTTATGTCGGTGATCTTCCTAAACTTACAGGAATCCCGCAGACCGTAGCGGCCTCTCAAAGAGGATATGTTGGATTTCTTAATAAATTAAGATCAGATGTATTTGATGGTATGCTGAAAACTATGAAGAGTTTAGGAAATGAAACTCATACTATGGTTGGAGATCAAATGGTTCCGTCTAAAGGAGTAGAAGCTATAGCTAAATTTATTAACAACGCTACAGGGAGAGGTGAATTACTTGGGAATATGAATAAATTAACTAATGAGCTTAATATATTCTTATGGAGTCCTAGGATGATTAGCTCTCGAATCAATATGTTGGCCAATCCTAAAATCTACATGGATCTACCTAAAGGAATGAGGCTTGAAGGTCTTAAAAGTCTATTAGGAATAGCATCTATGAGTTTAGTAGTTAATGGATTGGGAATTTTAGGCGGGGCAACAGTAGGAACTAATATATTAAGTACTGATTTTATGAAGAGCCGTTTTAAAGGTGGAAAAGTAATAGATCCGAACGCAGGAGTTCAACAATACATTGTTGCTGCTGCAAGATTTCTAGCTGGAAAGACAGATTCTAAAACTCCAACTTCTCGATTGGAGATAGCAGGAAGGTTTTTAGCTAACAAGGAAAGTCCTCTAGTTTCATTAGCTCATACACTATTGACAGCTAAAAAATTCACTGGTAAATCAGATGATCCTGCGACAGCAGGAAATTTTACAACTCAATATGGAGAAAAGACTTCAATACAGAGTGAGATTGGTAAAAGATTTACACCAATTTTTATCCAAGATATAAAAGATCTAATAAAGAATGATCCAGACTTCTCAGATAATATCGGTCTTAATACAGCAATGGCCGGAGCTAGCCTAGCAGGAATGGAACAACAATACTCAGAAAGGAAGCCAAAGTCTGGACTAGGCTCCTTGCGGCTTCGTTAATTCTTCTGCTGTTCTTTCAAAGATTCTAATTTCATTGAATAGACTGCACAAATAGCTTCAACCATATGGAATTCTTTTTCAGTCAAATCGAAAATAAATTCCTTAATTTCATCATCTGTGCAGAGTACGTTTGGTTTTCTATATTTTATTCTTTCTAACATTGCTTCTGTAATTACCTCAATAGATTTCATTTCTCTTTTCGTAATCATTAACGTTCTCTCCTACTCTCTTCTAGCCATTTCACAGAAACATATTCGTCCTTTCTATAGAAATACCAGTAATACAATAGAAATCTCAAAAATCTAGAGATCATCCTTTTCCTCTTTTGCGTCATTGATAGGGTTAATCATAGCTTCGAGAGTCTTGTTGTAAGCATCAATTATCTCTGCTGAAATCTCTACTCTAGTCCAGTTAGTCCTTTCGTTTAATCTTAAAATTAGATGGTTCTTGAATGAGCGAAGCCAATCGACTGTGTTCATGATTCATCCAACACTTTCAATCTAACATCCAATTCACGAAGATCCATTCCTGCGTCGCAAACTCCATGCCAGTCTTCAACTTCTATTTTTAGATTTAGATATTCTATCATAGTTTCTCTCTGTCTAAGAAGTTTATTTCTAGCAACAACATCTCTGCTGTCTTCTCTTTCTTTCATATCCAATATCCATTCGGAAGACGACAGCCATTTCCGAACCCATTAACGGCCGGAATCCTACTATCATCCCTAGTCGTATACAATAATTCCAAATCTCTCAGACATCCGTATTCTTCATTACACTGTCCATAAAGTTGTTTAGTAGCCATTGTTTCATATGCGTAGACCCTAGAGTTTAATGCTAAATTTCCATTTCCTCCTACTAATCCTAGATTAACTCTCTGACGAGCATAATACATTCTAGCTCCTTGCATTCCAGCAGGGTCATTCTGATCTGCTTGCCACATTAGATGTACTTTTCCATCATATTTATCCCAGCTTGTTAAAAACGAGTCTCTAGGGAACCCAGATGGATAATTGCTTGTAAAATGTGCTCCAATCGGAATGCCATTAGCTGTTATTGATAATGTATTGTCTAGAATAGCTTCATATTGTTCTGCTGTTAGTTTAGAATCAACTTCCTCTCCTGGAATACTCCAATCAATTGCATGATTATCAGTCAGAGCTTGAAGAGTTGGATCATCTAACATTGGAGAACTTCGCCAATAGACAATATAGAATCCCCAAGATTGAACATATTGTGCCCATTGAACAATACTAGCTGGAGAAGGATTGAAATTATTAGCCGTTAAGTTCCATCCATCACCTGTAATCACAAAATGAGTATAATTCCTTTCAGCATGTTCAGTCAAACAGGCATCCTGCCATTTTCTAGGATAGAGAATTAACATAGGAGTCATTAACATTGATAATGGAGTGCTGTTAGCTCCAGCTAGAAAAGGTGGATTCCCACTCCATCTATTAGTGTCTAATGTAACTCCATTAAAATCAGCTCTCATAAACATTAAGTCTCGTCCGGGTGGAATAGTTAATTCTGGAGGAGGGACTGTATGAACAATTCCTCCTGAATCATTAGGATCAAATGGAGGTAATAGAAAATGCTGTATTGGATTAGGTCTTAACGGCCGTTGAGTCCCTGCGTAGAAATACATGTCAAGCGGCTCCGAAGAAATAAGGCACTCCAATAGGATTGTATACAACTAAATTTCCATTAATGTTGCATAGTTCGTATGCTCCTGCTGTTCCATTAGGTCTAGATTGCAATGTTCCATCAGGCTGGCAACTAATAACTGTTCCATCTGGATATTCTAGTGTTACCTGACCATTATTCTGTGGATTAACCTTTCCAATTAGAACACCCTTATTCAAAAACTGAGCTGTCAATGCAATCATTTTCTTCTCCTGTCTTCTCTGAATCCACGAAGTTTTATTAACGGCTCACCATGCAAATAAATCATGTAGTCACTGTTAGCTCCAACTCCGACCCTTTGCTTTCTGATCCAACGCATTTCAACTAACGTGTCGAGTATTCTGTCTAGTGATTGATTATCTAAGTCACCGAATCCTCTAACTAATAGATCCCTTCGTAATAGCTGATTATCCGGAGCGGCCATTAGATGTTCTACTACTTTACGGGTGACTGCGGCTAACGGATCAATTCCTACTCCAGCAACTACCTTTTCGTTAGCATATACGAGAGCTGATACGTTTTGTATTGCTTCATGAACATCAGATTCTTCTATATTGTCGTTATGTTCATATCTAGCTAGTGCTAAACACATTGCAACCTTTAGCGTATGGTCAGGTACTCTATTGACAAATCCTGTTCTATCCGTGTAATTCTTCTGGTTCTCTCTCCACTGCTTTCTCCAGGAATTGAACATGCTTCTAGCAGCATCAGTTGGGATTAGACGTGCCTTGTTAGCGGCTATCTTCTTTAAATGTGGAATAAATTTAGGTGTAATATAATTTGTGAAACGATCTTCGTCAACACTTTCTTTTTCTGAATCAAGTAAGTCTAAATCTCTCGATCTTTTTTCTTCATAGATGAGAAGATTGCGTCCTATGTAGCCACCTTCTATATTCGGCTGTGGAATGCTGTCATAGAAGTGGGAAGGACTGCTCCCGAACAAGCATGTTATATAAGGTTCCTTTAATTTTTCGTTTCCATCGCCCTTAAGCATATTCGTCCATATTGGATTATAGTTTCTATCATATAAATCCGTTAATATTGTCAATGAGTCAGGGTCTTGAATGATTGCTGTGCTAAGTTCTCCATTTACAATAAAACCCCTACTATCTGTAATCACTGGCTTTCCATTAGCTGACCGTGTAGTGGCTAACTCTTTAATGATTGCTTGTATGGACGAACGGCCAGCAATAACTCTTGTATTGTCTGCTCCCTGAACTAATCTCTTCGCAAGATTAACCGGATAACCTTTTCCTAGACCACTTTCGCCCATGAGTATCACGTAGAGATTCGGGAAGTATAACAGGTTGCCCTTTAAAGTTCTTAGTGTGTACTGGTTTGCGGCAACTGCTGAGATACAACACATTAGAGACCAATATAGCCATGATTTTGGAGTTTCTACCGTTTGATTTTCTTCAACTAAATCGTCAATCCAATTCACTTTTCTTTGAGCTTAGATAGGAGTTTGTGATAGAGCTTAAATTGTATCACTTCTAGCTGTTTATTGATTGGTTGAGCAGACGAGAGTGCTGTAATAATTATCGATAACTCTATTTCGTTTAATTCTATCTGGAATATCTTAATATCGGCCAATGCGGCCCCTTTCCAGGGCTAGATTATAAATCTTATTAAATATAGATTCTGGCATGTTGTGTCCAGCAGAACCAATTACAAGAGGATAGAAATTGGAAGCAAAGACTAATTCACTTGGATTCTTAGGATAGAACCAACATTCTTTAGGAATATTTTGAGATTTCGCAAACATTAGAGCTTCTTCATAGTTGCCAGCGATTAGACACAACTTAGTCATTTATTTATCTTCATACTACACGAAAGATGAATATAATTACCTTTACTATCAGTTGTAACTGATTGATGATTAGTTATTTCTTTTTTGCAAATGTTACAAATCATAATTGAACCTTCTCAAACTCAGCGTAGCTGGTTCTCGAAATTTCAACTTCACAAGGAATCACTAACCTTATGTCACGTTTGAGAGTGCAATATGTTGAGAAATCTATCGGGGTCTCCATGTACTTCTTCATGAGTTTAGCATAAGGCAACCAGTTATTAGCTGGCGCTTGCAATGTCAGACTATCATGCTTCTCTTCACTCCATAACACTCCAGTATCTCCATTTAGTTCTTCATCTATCTTCAGAGCGGCTCCTTGTACCAGATGAGCCACAGTTCTTTGAGGAATGTTTGCATAGGCTTCACCATATAGTGAATCATCCATTCTTCCATTAAATATACGAACACCACCCATAGGGTCAATAAGAACCCTGGATGAATCGATCGCATCTTTGATATCTGCATGGTATTTCCCCCTAACTTTTGGAGATGCTGCATGAAATAAATCTAACATTTGATTAGCTCTCCACTCTGATATGTCCATAGGAATTTCATATTTCTGTGCGTCCGTATTGAATGTTATCATGAATGTATGCTTCTTCATGTCGTAATTAGATGCGTGACGTGTTTTCTTGCCTGTAAATCTTTCTGGACCGTCTTTAGGTAAGTCATCTACTATTAAAACATGCTCTGTCGAGAGTATTAATTTCTGTGTATATCCGAAGATCAAACCGGCCGTTCGTCTATGCACATCTATCTTATCAAAGGCTTCTAATAGCTCCCAGTCTTCTGATAAAACAGCAACTATTCTCGCTTCGGCTTGTGAAGCATCAACTTGGATAATAACTTTATTCTCATCGGCGATGAACATACTTTTGATATCTTTACCAAGGCGTCCATGTGCCGATATAGTGTGATCTGCGAGTCCGATTTTTTTAGGACGTAAAGGCTTTTTAAGAATTCCAGTAGACGATCTGCAAGTTTCAGTCGCTGAGATATTGTAAGCCGATTTGCAGCGTCCGTCGTAATCAGGTGAGAAAGAGATCTGTCTAGATTTTTGATCTCTAATTCGTCTTTCTTCGAGCACATTGTTTAATATCTCTTTCTGTTCCTTTTTCTTACAGGAACTCATTAAAGAGATTATTGTATCTTCTGATGTTGGATTTCTCTTTCTAACCTTGAATTTCATAGTTTTGTATAACAAGTCGAACATCTGTGGATATGACTTCACGTTAATATCATCACCCAGCTTCGCTGTAATTTTATCATGCACTTCATTCTGCATCTGAGTGTATTTAGTCTTTAATTCTTTCTGACGAGCAACATCAACTCTCTTACCTGTAGTTTGCAGCTTTAAATAGAATTTATGTTTCTTCATCATGTAGTTGTAATAATAGTCTCGAAGAGGCACTGAGAATCGAGCACTCAAATCATCTAAATCTTGCTCTTGTGCTTCATCTACTTCGAATTCGACAGCGCAGTCTCTAGCATTGTACGTAAGTAATTTATCAATTTTGCTTTTTCCAAGTTTAAATTCTTTACCGTCATCTTTGTAATAGGGCTCTCTAGTCCATAAACTGCTAACCACGCACAGTCGTTTATCTGGAAGTTCCGGAAAGATAACTCTAGTTTTAAGTAATGTGTCTGAGTAGACTTTTGGGCATTCGTAGCCGATAAGGTTAAGCTTATATTCGTCATACATGAAATTGTGTCCCACGATATTGATTCTTCTGAGTTGTTCATCAATCATTCTCCAACATTCATCAAGTTCGTTGTCACCCATATCAGTAAGATTGTTAGTCCCAATACGGCGAAGTAAGGGTATAGAAATAGCATGTTGTTTATTAAAAGCGAAGCCGACACACACAGGAACACAATTAATAGACTCAATGTCAACAGCCGCTTTGTCCAATTTCTCATATTGCCTGAAGAATCTATGAAGATCAAGACTATTGTGAGCTATTTGTAGCTCTCTTTCTGGCAAATTCAGAGCGGCCGTTCGTGACTCTTCTGCTGCTCTTTGCACATCTGCTTGTATTACCTTATTCCATACCCAACTTAATCCTCCTTTATTTCCTTCATCATCTGTGTGTGAGAATAGAGCTGCTGGATGAATAGTACTGACTACTTTAGTATGCCCATCGTTTGCAGTAAGAATTGAACCACGGTAGTTAAGAATGCCACTAACCCCACAAGTAGCATTAAGAGCAAGATCTCCAACGGCCAATATGACGTTCGGATGAAGTTTGTTAATTTCATTTTCCCAGAGCTCTTTAATGGATTGTTCAATGTCGACTCCGATTAAATGAAGTTTCTTTAAGTCATTCATTGGCGGACGATATTTGATCACATTTGTTATGTAGCAATCAGATCTTTTCACTCCAGCCTTAAATAGATAATCATTAAGCATTCCTCCTGTTGGTCCTACGAACGGCGTAGATTGTTCATCCTCATGCTTTCCTGGAGCTTCCCCGATTATCATTAATTTTGGTTCTACACTGCCAGTACCCGGAACATAGTTGGGCATTATTTAATGCCAACTAGAATGCTATCTGGAGTTGGAAAAATTCCATTACTAGGTCTCCATAGATGTAATACATATGGGTGATTGTTTACATATTCTGATTTCTTTGGATGAATTTGTATTACTGTATCTTCTTCGTCCCAAAATAGATCTTTAATGTAGCACATATCATCCCAGGATGGAGTGTTATATTTGTTTTTTATTCTTAAAGTAACGCTTACATGCTCCCAATCTGCACCATCTGATGCTATACACTGGAAATAGAAACTTCCATGTGGAATTAAGAATAATCCATTATTACCATCATACTCATTAGTTCTGAACTGACCATCTTTAATTCTATATCGTTCAGGAACATGCATCATAATTCATCCATGTCTGTTTGCTTTTTATACTCTCTTATAAACTTCAGAGCATCAGCGGCCGTTGTGATTTTCTCTATTTGCGGAAGCTCTTTGTATGCTCTCACTATCTTCAAATCTTCTGAGACTGAACCAATTGATCTTCTGAGAGCACGAGCAGTATCAGAAACTCTCCATGAAGCCTGAATCATTAACTTCTCTCTGTGGAAGTTATATGTTTCGACTGCTTTACGGAGATATTTAGGTGTCATAAAAGAAATTCTGGGAGAGGGAATCGAACCCTCACGTTGTTTCCAACACAAGATTTTAAGTCTTGAGCGTCTACCATTTCCGCCATCCCAGAATTTTTAGACTAGCTCATAGGCTTAAAATCTACTAGGTCGTTGAATTCATTCCCTTTGTTTGATTTCCCACGCTTAACATATCCCATCAGTTTGTGGCCTACTGTTTGCTCGAATAGCTGTGTAGTCAACTCATAACCTTTGACTGGATCGTATGGAAACTGTAGAGTCTTCCAAAGATTCTTACCGAATCCAAGAGCAGTCTCATTGAATAGCCGTTTAACTTGCGTTCCTTTACCTGGGCCATCAATAATCTTAAAATAGAAGTTGCAATTAGTTGAGCCAGGATTCTTTGCATCATCAGATGCTTCTGACTCATCATAATTGACAATCTCCATAGGATGCCAACCAACCTCTACCAAATCACCTTTTTTCAGATCGTCTGGGCTTAGAATGGCTCTCATTGTTTTTCCTCTTTCCGTTTTGCGTTGCTGGTTTACGATTCTTTGTAGAGTAGGCTACGAACGGCCGCGTCTTTAGCTTCTAATAGCTTACGTAAAGCCACCGTCCTTTCCGGATTCATTGGGTAATTAGCAACTACTTTCTCAGCTAACTCACAGAATAATCTAGAAGCTTCTTGTAAGTGTTCAGGTAAATGTTTATATTGAAAGAACTGCAACATCCTATCTTGTGGCATTTTAATCAGTTGCTAGGTTAACGGCGTCGATTGCTTTCTGAATATCCATCAACTTTCTAATATGATATTCTCTCTGCTGTTTAAGCTCATATACCATATGAGATTCTGTTCTCATAGCTACTTGATTATGAGCATATTTTGCATCAGTTGCTTGCTTCTCCTCATCTCTATATTTATCTGTCATACTTTCCAGCCCTCTCTTTCTGCTAGGTTTTCCAGTTTGGTGTGAAGGATTTGACGTTGTCGTTTGGTTGTGTTGGTTCTTCTTTTGGTTCAATTCCTCTGCTCTTGTCAATTAACTCCTTCCAGACTTCATAAAAGATTCGGTCTGTCATGTCGAACTCCTTTACGTAATCTCCTAGAAGTGGTGATTTCGCATAGTCATCTCCTATTGCTTCTGTGGATACGACATACTTCAACTTAGAAGCACCAGTTGAGTAGTCTGAGACTTTAGAGAACTGATATATTTCGGTGAAGTTACCAGGAATCATTCCTGCAACTTTAGAGCCATAAGTCACGATAGGATTAGTTTTAGTGACTTTAATAGATGCTCCAGAACCTTCTATTTTGATTGAAGGAAGAGGATGGGCCGTCCATATGACATGACAAGGAAGAGTTTTGGATATATCCAATGCTTGACTAACAAGGCTAGTCTCAACTTTGTATTCATCGAAGTCTGGTATCATCAATGGAGCATCTTTGTTTAGTTTATCCTTCTTTGACTTATTTGGATCTCTGAAACCCATTGACCAGTTTACTGCTGACGCGGTAAGATTAGTTACTGAATCGGTTATAAATGCAAAATATCTACAGTCTTTTGTGAAGCTAATGATTTTGTTGAGATATTCATGTGCGTTGTGTGCTCCGTATGTGTCGTATTCTATATTATCTAATATCTTCTTTGCTAGACTGCCGAATCGTTTCTCTGTGAAGTATGTAGTTAGTTCTATAGGCTTCATTTTATCGAAATATGCTAAATACACTGGCCCTTCTACAGCAAAGCTAGCAGCAGCTAGAGTCTTACCGAATCCTGGACTAGACTTGAATAAAAATGAAATATTGTTATCGGGTGTTATTGAGCTAGCTTTTGGCATTATATTCCTTTGGGTCTGGTTGGAGCCAATCATTGAGTCTAGAATAGCATCTATAGCAGAGTTCTACTCCTCTAGTATTTGTATTACTTAAATCATTAGATTGATATGACCTTGTATCTGGAATGAGTAACTCTTTAATTCTACTTCTAATTTCATACTCTGAGCCACATTTATCGCATATGTATTTTGTAGCCATCAAATTTCTTCATCCTGTTCTACGACTGCTTTTTGTGCATTTTGAATAGTTGCTCTTAGTCTATCAAATAAGCTCAACTCTCCTAGAATCTCTCCTTGTTTAATCTCTCTATTCTCATGAAAGGTTGGTTTATCAAACAATTCTGTCTCTGCTGTCTGATTGTGATATGGAATGATTTCTTCTAACGGTTCGTGAAGTCCTTTCGGCTTATGGCATTGGGGACAGTGCGGTTTTGCTAACCTTAGCGAGTATTCATCCATGATAAAGGCATTGCCACATCTCCAGCAAATTGATCTCTTTCCGAGTGATAAGGCGATGTTTGATTTAAAAGAACAGTCTGGGAGGCAACAGAAAAACACTTCGTTCCCACTCTTATAGCGGAGTCTCTTCAATTTGTGAATGTGCGACGACTTAACGGCCATTACTCCTTCTCCATTCTGACATCTTTAATAACTCCGAAGAATTTACCTACATATTCTTTAGTAAAAGTGTAATTACATGCTAAGCATTGAAATGTGCTTTCTGGTAAAATTAGTCTTTCTAGTAAGAAAAGTGGAGAGTATTCATTTGCACAAATAGGACAGCGTATGAACTGTGGAATAAACATTACGTCTGTAGTATTAAACATTTGAATCCTCGAAGCGGCCGGCTCCGACTGATTAGCAGTCCATTATTAGGCTGCGTAAATCAAAATCAGAACCGGCCTATCCTCTGCTTTGCAGCACTACTGTTCTCAATTGTTGCTTTCACAATCCCAGAACGACTAACAAAGCAGAGGAGTCTTGTTAATAAATATCATCTATTTTAGTTACTTTAACTGGTGGAGTATCAGGCTCTACTTTATATAGAATCATACATACATATCTAGATCTACCATCCTCTTTGACTTTTCTTATTGCTTCCCTAGTAGCCTCATCTTCATATTCTAATAGAATGTGCCTTGCAGCATCTGGACTCATTGTTGTATAATATTTCTTCATCATTCAACTCCTGTCATTTTCGCAGTGACATCCCATTCAGCTATTGTCACATAGTTATCTTCTAGCTTTCTATCCTTGGAGTCTTGCCCGCTGCTATCGCAAATCTCAAAATATTCACAGAGACGGTTAAACTTGTAGCAACTAGTGGGTTTCTCAACCCAGTCTCCAGTTGCCACGCATGTTAAATATTCATTCAAGATCATCTTAGTAAGATTAGACTTCCAATCTACAATATAGATTGGATCATATGATAATGGTAGACGTTTAAATTTCTCTTCAGCCGTTTTAGGCTTCTTCACGTCTGGATCTTGCAATCCTATTCTATTAACTAGCAGATAATTGCTATCAACAGCAGAACAATAGTTGATGAATTGATTACTCTTCCTTAATACCATCGAATCTCTGGAATATGTCTTATGGTCAATAGGAAGCCGTTCGTAGGATGCCGATTGTCCAATTCCATGATAGTTTACGAGTAAGTCTATCTTTCCAGAGATGATGATTCTAACGCTGTCGTCTTCAAACAGATTGTATGCGAATGGGGTCTCAACGGCTAAGACTTCTAAACAGTTTTCATCATCAGCTCTCCAGTAATCACAATGTTCTTCAATCGCTGTTAAGACACGATTTACATCATCAGATTCTAGGCTATTTTCTTCGGGGTTTGCAGCCATTTCTCGAATCTTCATCAGGCAAGCTTCTATTCTCTCATTGTAAGGTTGCTGCTCTTTGAGCATTGTGTAATAAACAGCTAGTCCTTCATGAGCTATAGAACCCTTTTCTAATGCTTCTGCTTTACGATACATTACAGGCAATGACTTATTATGGTTATGCCTAAAGTTGTATCTAGCTGGACAAGTTTCAAATAAGTCTATTTTGCTCGCATCCAAGATAATATTTGCTTTATTTTCAGTCATGTCCCATCACCAAATCCACTTCTATTATCTCCAAATCTAATGCCGTTCGTCCATCTGGTTTAATATCAATATCATCTTCCCATTCTCCGGTATAAGAATTTGTACTAGAGATATGTCTAGCATTAGGATTAGCAGCCCACATTGATATGCACCTTGCGGCTTTTCGTCTAGTAGATATTAGTCTTGGAACATCTATAGCTTTCTTAAATTCGTGCTCTGGAACGTTGGGATTCCAATGAGAATAGCCTCTGTCTCTCTTAGCTTGTGGCATTAATTCTCCCGTAGCCTTATGTCTTATACAGTAATATCTAGCTGATGGATAATCAGTCATTTTCTAAGCTCATTAATGTTATGATAAACCACGAATCCCCTAGCACCAATGATACTCCAACCAATCAGCTTCGCTGCTTTTGGATGATTCTTGCCAAGTTTATTCAGCATGATGCTTGTAGAGAATGATTCAGCACCGACAAAGCCGTCAACAATGAATGGATTCTGTGATGGAATTATCACTTCTGTTCCATTATGTTTCAATGCGTAATGGGTTGTCGTTGCGTCGGCTCCGAAAGTTAGATTTAGCACTATTAACATTATTTTCATAAAGCGATATAACCTGTTCCTTTTTCTCTAAGAACTATTCCATGTTCATCTGTTATTGTTACATTAGACACATAATATTTCGGTTGTAAATCAACCTCTCCATAATCATCGTCATAACGGACGATTTCAATGTCATCACCGAAAGGCTCAAGAAACTTAATCAGTTCAGCTTTTGTCATGATCATTCTCTGTTTCTTCTACTTCTATTAATTTAATCTCTTTGGGATAGAACTGATCTTCTAAAGCATCCCTTATAGCTAGCTCAAAGTCCTCTTTCTTCTCATAGTAAGTATGAAAATAAATTGTTACCTTAAAGTTTTTCACTTCATCTCCAATAGCTTTTCTCTCAGCTCAGCTAACTGTTGTTTCATCTTCAATAAAATAGCTTCAACTTCATCGAATCGAACATATCTTCCGTCTGTTGATTCCATCATACAGTAGTGATGAGGTTCATAGCGTTTCATTATTCTTCTCCTTCATTAAGAACTTCAAATATTACGTATATCATGAAGAGCATAACTCCCATCATGAATGATGCCGTTATGGCTCCGATAATATCACCTAAAGTCATTATGTTCTCCTAAAAGCAAGTATCACAGGTGCAATGCGGCCGTTGTCCAGATTCACATCTATTAGATGGTTTATGTCTTGGAGCATGAATAGAAGTAAACATTACTCCTAACTTCAATTTCGGATAAAAGTATGCTTGACATGACAAGCAATCCTTTTTAAGATGTCCTTCTAACTCTAAATCTGAGATGTAATCCTCTACATTTTCATAAATATCATTTCTCATTTAAAGACTCCAAGCCTTTCGGCCTCTAGAGACAAGCATATCTGCCAATTCTTTCATTAAACTCTGCTCATTCCAGGCAATGTCTTCATTATCCACAGCGGCTGCAATACGAGCACGTTTAATCTCACCTATTTCAGTTAGCATATCATCTATTGTTCCAGATGCAATCATGTATACGATAGATACTGGATTCAGCTGACCAAATCTATGGAATCTATCCTCTGCTTGCTCTTCTTTTTTAGGTGTCCATTGACGTTCTAGAATAATTGCATCCGAACAGAACTGAAGATTTAATCCCTCAGTGAACATACACAACATTACTCTACGAGTAGGATCTTCCCTAAACTTTTTAACAACTTCAGTTCTATCATCACCGTTGAGTGAAGAGTTGAGAACTAAAACCTTATTGAAATCACCCTCAGCACACCATTGATTCAATCTCTGCTCTAACATACTCATTACATCATTATGATGAACAAAGATTGTCATCTTCCTGTCTGTAGAGAGAAGGAACTCTGTAGTGAAGTCTACACACTCAGCTATTTTAGATATGCCTGTAATATGTCTCATTCTGCTCATGATAGCAATCGCTGAACCATTCATGCCGAATGCATTGCTATCACCTGTTAGAGCATCTTCTAACTCTTTTAGAAGGCCGTCGTAAACCTTATTTAGCTTTCTATCCAACTCTACATGATGAAACTTTCTTTCTTTTATCGGCAAGTCAGGTAATACATCTGCTTTAGTTCTACGAATGATAATATCCTTTGTTTCTGCGTGGAATCTTTCTCTATCTTTCAATCCACCAATCTTCTGTCCCCAACCGTTGCTGTATGTGTCTGCGTATGTGTCAATATATCTCTGATAGTGTGGAAATCTAGTAGGTGCTACAAGATTCAATACTGTAAAGAACTCTCCAACATGATTGTAAATTGGACTACCTGACATTGGCAATACATGCTCTGTCTTCCTGGCAATGCGCTGAACCGCTTTCGCGCGGTCGGATAAGTGATTCTTAATTCTCTGACATTCATCTATTATTACCGTCTTCACTGCGTTCGCCGGTAGTAGTCTAAAAAGATCTTCATTTTTAAGCATATCGTATGTCACAACGTAAATCTTAAATCCAGGCATTGCTAGTTCTTTACCTGATTGAATGACCTGAACTAGAAATTCCTTTCCGACTCCGCAGATACGATGAATCTCGAACATCCACTGTAATTTCACGGTGCTTGGACATACGATAACGGCTGGCAATAGTTCTTCTTGATGTAGACGGAGCAAACTCAGACATTCAATTGTCTTACCAAGACCTTGCTCGTCTGCAATGATGCATCGAACGTTGCTTTCTTCCGCGAAGCGGATTGCATCAATCTGATATGGTCTAGGCTTACAACCATCTGAGAATACAATAGAGTCATATGTCGATGTCGAAACTGCTATGTTCTCCGAATAGATTGAATGTCCACAAGCTAGTTTGATTACTAGAGACTTTCCGATTTTAAGTCTAGAATTCTCAACTGCTATTTTGTTGCAGACTGGACAAGTTTGACGGATTATTGATGTTAGAGCCATATTATTTTCTATTTAGCAAAAGGATTAAACATCTTTCCTGACGTATTGCTATCAATCTTCTTTTCGGCCGTTTTAAGGTCGGCAACGGCCGTTTCGACAATAGCAGCCTTTTCAGGATTCTTTACGGCTAATATCGTTCCGGCTCCCATTAGTCTCTGCGCTTCGCGCACAGCATCATTATGAGCCATTCCAGACTTCTTAAACATTTCTTCTAAGCCTGCTTGAATCTTCTCTTGCTTCGTCAACCGTTTTTGACGTTCTTTAATAGTGTTAATAGCATCCGTAGTTGATTGGTCTGTATTTAATGAACGTTCAAATCCTGTCGTGCGACGTTTTTCTTTCTTTTCGTCTTCGTCTATCTTGTCTACAGCAGCAACGTGCACTCTAGCTTCATATGCAATCTTCTGCATCTCTTCTCTGTATGCACGTCTAGTTAATGCATCCATTCCTGCTACTATCTTTACAGCGCCTGTAAATAGCTCTTTGAATAATTCTTCTTGTGGTGTCATCTCTGCCTCACTTCGTTCGGCATGACATATATGATGTATGCATACCTCTCTGATGTAATACTTATCTGGGTTATAGACCTTAATCTTATCTGACTGAAAACAGTATTCACAATAGCCGTTGTAATCTCCTAGTTCGTTGCGGCATCTAGGACATGTCCACAACGATTACTCTGACTCTTTATTAAGCGGAATCTGCTTTACTGTTCTAGTGTCTCTTAATAGGTTAGCCAATTTGAATACGAGACTTGCTGGAATTTCTACTTCATCATATTCAATCTCACCAACTTCATTCTTCTCACCAGCGGAAGTGATGAGAATCTTACCATTCTCTTGAATCTTGGCATGAATACCAAAATGTTCGATTGTTAACGGCTGATGAACATATACAACTCTAACAGTATTACCATGTTCATCTGTCATTGTTGGTCTGTTTCTGAATTGATTCATCGGCTTCGCCGCTCCTTTGATATGCTGACTGTTAGTCTTCAATTGTTTCAGTATTGACAAGCTTGAAGTCTACATCTGAAAAGTCGCATTTAGTGTTTAACAGATGATGCATATGCTTAATTGCATCTGTCCTAACAATTTCAGGGTCTTCACCTTCTAATATCTGAGTGTCGGCATATACTGTAAACGTGTATCTTACTTTCATTTAGATTTTCACTTTCTCACCAAAAAACTTGGCGTTTGCTGAATTTACCATGTTAATAAAGTCTATTGCAGACTTCCCTGTTAGCTTCCAGCAATAGATTAGATGCTCATCTGGATGAGGATTATAGTCTTTATCCATATAAGGACCATAAATCTGTCCACCAAATTGTTCAACAAACCAGTCTAATGAGTCTTTATATGGATGCTCAAAAGTTATGCTCTCATTACCTTCTGTTAGAACTACTTGGCAATGGTCATTGCCTTTCTTAGCAGCATAGAATCCGGCTGCTCGTGCTTCCTTATGCTCATTCCAATACTTATTCACCACTATTCTCTCCTGTAGCATCTAGTTGACGGCTTCTGCTCTTCTAGTGACTGTTTATCTGAGCATACGAAGTAGTGAAAGTGGTTAACGGCGTATCTGATAGAGTAATACCACGCTGGAGCATGATTGAATGATATTACTCTATCACATATGCAGCACCTAATTTCATTCCAATCAAAACCTACTAGAACTTTAGGCTTTGCTAGAATTAAAGAGAATTTCTTAACGGTGCTAGGATAAAGACGTAATTGGCCAGATGCTACACTAGTAATCTGGTCTCTCTTTCCGATGACTTGACCTTTCCTAGTCTCAGCCTTTAATGATTCTTGAAGGATTGATTCTAGTTCTGCTTTTTGCTGTTCTATCATCTCTTCATCCAGGTTGGTTTAATAGAATTGTTTTTATTCTGTTCTCTAGCTGCTTTTCTATCATATCCGAATAGAGCAGCTACGCTATCGCGTGTTTTACGATTTTCTTTATTTCTATTATTTTGGTCTCTTTTATTACTTCTACATTTATTACACCACTTCTGTCCTTCCTCTTCTGCTGTTAACACTCTCTGACATTTCTCATTCTTACATCTACCTCGCATTGGATTGAATGGCGGTGGAGTGTTAAGGATCATTTTCTAATCCATTCCTTACTTGAATTGAAAACAAGACAATTCACGATAGTCGATGACGGTCGGCCGCAGTCGGCGCCGGTGCGATGCGGCCTGACGGCCGTAAGCTGCTGACTCGTAAGGCTTTAGGCCGCGAAGCTGGTCTGCTCTCGTCATGTCTAGGTGAGAGTATCACGTTTAGTTTCGCCTGTCAACACCTATTTTTTACGTTTTCCGAAATTACGATTTTCGTAAATCTTCTATTCTTTTTCTTTATAAATATATATATATAATATTATATATCTATATATATAAAGGATAAATAGGAGAGAAAACGAGCGGTCGGACGGGAAAGGGTCGAAACTAAATCTGACCCTCTCAGACGCGAAACGCGGCGCAATTCGCTAAGTGCCTGCCTGCCTTGACGTTAGCTCTGGTTTGAGGCAACGGAAAATGAGCGTTTCAGATTTTTTCGCGTTCGCCTGACGTTTTCTGGTGTGAACTGGCCTGTTTGAAAATTTCAGACTTAATGATTCTTTCAATTCATTAATTTGAACAGTTTAATTGCCATACAAAAGGCAGACAATTCTGCGTTTTGCTGTTTTTTGGTTAACAAACCGGTCTTTATTGGATACTGCTTGATAAACTCTTGTAAAGTCATAAAATCCTCTTTCTAGTAACGTAATTGTTACAAGTGAAGCCTGGAATCCTCATAAAACTCCAGGCTTCTATCTAACAATTATCTCTAAAACCTTACTCTTTTCTGTTACTTTCTGCCAGGCGAAGCCTGAGAAGCGACAATTCCGGGCTTAATCAAAGCAACTGCGTCTTCAATTGAAACGTTTGCAGAACCGCTGTAATTCTTAACAACGGCTTTGAACATTTTCTGAATTTCCTCAGGCCACGTCTTATCAACAAACTCTGCAATCGGGTCTGAAGCCTCCTTATAGAGAATCTCGTTGTCTCCGAGAATGAGTCGGCGAACTACAAACGCCTCTCCTTCGGCTTCAGAGAGTTTATCTCCACCTGTCAAATGCATAAACTCAGTAAACGAAGTGGGGAGAGTTTCCGGCTGCGTTTCATCCCAGTTCTCGTATTGAATTTCCTGCGGATTGCGGCCGCGAGTCAATCCGAGAGAAGTTCTGGTGCCCTTTCCAGTCTTGCCTGAGTTGAGAACCTTTTCACGAGCGTTCATTTCCGCAGTTCGCGCCGCAAGTGCTGCTTTCTTTTCCGCGTCGGTCTGTTCAGCAACGGTAGTCATTTTTTCTGTCCTTCTGTTTGTGTCGGGTAATTCCGACAAGAGAATTGTCTCACGAAGCCGTTACGAAGTCAAGTCTTATTTGGCCGTTCCACCGCCTTTTTTCACTTCGTTGCAGGCTTCAATAACCGTGCAATCAGGACAGATAGCGAAAAACACAGAAGTGTAATCGCCAGTTTCAAACTCGTGACCGAAGACGTGGTAAAACTTGCCAGTTTCTGGCCGCTCCGAGTCTACTTTATTGGCATCACAAATGTGACACCAATAAACTTGTGGAGACTTATACGGATTAGTTGAATTGCTCATTTTGTAACCTCGATTCTTTGGCAGCCCTTTTGTCGTCATCTTGTTCTCCAAAATCTGGAATCTGAACTATTCAGGAATCAGGACTGATTAAATTAGTCCTTTATCGAATTGAGTAGCTGAATGACGGCCATGTATAGTGCTCTGCGACCGTTTGTAGGTTTTTGTAAGTAGTAGTTCCTACAGGCGTGGGCGGCTGCGACTATCGTCAAGCTATTCATGTCACCTTCCTCTATGGTTATATATTGCATCGGCCATGCCACACTCTAAACCACAACATATGGTGTCAACGGCCGTTAAGACCACAAGATGTAGGAATGCAATGGAGCCAGGGCTCTATCTGTCTGC